TAGGTTCTGCATTGGCAGATAAGACCTTTACAGCACTTGCTGGTGCTACAGACGCACAAAAGAAATGGATGAAACAAGCAAATCTTGCTTCTCAAAGAGGCACTGCTGTAGATAAAGTCAAATATAGAAAAGGCAATCAAGCAGTCATCTATGATCCTAGAGTCAAGAAAGAGAGGATTGGAACTTTTGATCCAACGAGTGGAACATTCAAAGCTGGTAATTTGGCAAAATCTAAAGCATATACTGCGAAAAATCCATTTGAAAGACTTGGAAGACAATTCTCAAGATCAAATGAAGGTTCTGGACTGTTTGGTTTAAATATTGTAAAAGGTCATGGTCTCGCTGATATGGCGAAAAAATATTATGCTGATAGAGATGAGAAAGCGCGTATTAAGAGAGTTTCGGACTTCAAGAAATCTGCCTCCGCTAAATAATAAGATAGAATAGAAATAGTAAAAATGCATATCTATATCTCTCAACATGCCCTTGAAGAGGGTGTGAATGCGATTGTAGAAGAGATGGTTCCTTTCTTATACATGATGTTGAGAGAGGGTTATGATGTAGAGTCAATCATTCAGTTTCTTGAAAGTGCTGAAGATGAAGACTTTGAATTTATCTACGAGCAGGCAGATTCTGAAATGCTTTCAGAGAGTGTCGTAGATGAAATGTCTGATGAGGAAGTTCTTTTGTATGAAGAGCAAATTGAACTTATCGTAGAGAATGTTCTCGCAAAGATGTTGAGTAAGATGAGTCCTGCTGCATTGAAAAAGTTTATAAAAAATAATGCTGCAGCAAGAAGACTTGCAGAAAGATTAGGTCTTCTTAAGAAATCTGCTCCTACTCCAAAACCACCCAAATCTACTGCTCCAAAACCAAAGAGTAGTAGAACATCTCAGCAGCAGCAACAGACTGCAAGTCAACCACCCAAACCTACAAAACCAACTAAACCCACAAAACCAGGTGGACCAGGTGGACCAGGTGGAATTCTCAAGTCTAAACCAGGAAAATTAACAGCAACTGCTCTTGTTGCTGCTGGTCTTGGTTATGGTTTAAATCAGGCAGGATTGTTCCCAGGTGCTAACGATCCAAAGATTGGAAATGATGGTCCAGGACAATCTGATTCACCTGCGGAAACAAAACCTGCAGAAACAAAACCTGCGGAAACAAATACTGATACTGATAATAAAAAACCACCAAAAGAAACAAAACCGTCAAGCAAAGGAACAGGTCGTCCTTGGTGGGTTGCATTAGATAAGAAATTATTAACTAAACCATCAACTTTTAGAACTGATGTTGCTTTAAACAGATTTAGAAATCCTAGTGGTGGAATGATGACTCGCATCAACTCTCATTATGAATATATGGTGGATTATCTTATCGCTGAAGGTCATGCAGAGACTGTAGAAGAAGCGACTTACGTTATGCAACAAATGGGTGAAGAAGCATCGATGAAAATTTTAAGTGAAGTCATTTGAAGATTTCAAAAAATTATCTAGTAATTGATTTTTTAACCAAAACAGTTCCTTCCACAACTCTCTCTTTAATTCCTTGTGGATCTTGAAGTACAACGTCATAAAAATATTTCCCTGCTTTTAACTGTGAAGTATCAGTTGATCCCATTGATACTGTTAATCTTCCATTACTTCTATCTTGTGTAAAACTTACTGTAAAATCTTTTGTCTTACTAGAAGTTTCATATCTTCTAAGTTGTGCACAAGCATTATAATCTGAAAGATTTTTAAGTGAATTTGAAATAGAATCCTCCAATATAAAGGTAACAATAAAATCTGTTCCTGTATGAAGAACTAAGTCGTTTACAAATACTTCTGCCATTACTTTTTAATTTCGTAAAAATATTTATTACGGGCAACCCGTTGTTACACCAGATCTAACTAAAACTTGACCTTCTACTGCGATTAATTTTTCATTATTTGTTTTTGTAATCATTACATCATAAAGATATCTTCCAGGTTTTATGCTTGAGGTAATAGTGTCATCCATTGACAATGTTATTTTACCTTCTGTAGAACTTGTAATGCCGACAGTAAAGTTATAAGCAGTAGAACTATCTGGATGCTTTCTAACTTGAGATTCTAATGTGAATCCAGTTATATCGGTTGGAGTTCCATTAATCTGAAGAAGTTCAAGATTTTCGGAAAAATCAACGTGAGTATTAACGGTCAGATTTTTTACATATACTGACATCTTTAGTATAACTCTTTATTGAGTATTTATCAAGGGCTTGACATAAACACTATTGATGAATAGACTAGGTTTGTCAGGGTTAAAGATAAATAATAGCTCATAGAATTATATAATATGAGTTATGAAAACCCATGGGTTTTTAAAGGTAAAACTTTTTTATCTGAAAATATTAATGACTTCTATGGTTTTGTCTATAGGATTACTAATTTACAATCAGGTAAAAAGTATATCGGTAGAAAATACTTCTGGTCCTTCAGAAAACCGCCAGGAAAAAAGCGAAAGGTAAAGCAAGAATCAGATTGGCAGAAGTATTATGGTTCTTGTCCTGAATTAAAGGAGGATATAAAAAAGTATGGCAAAGAGATCTTCAGTAGAGAAATACTGAGTCTTCACGGAACAAAGGGAACTTGTAACTTTGAAGAAACAAAACAATTGTTTCTCAATAATGTGTTGTCGGAAGCACTTGACGACGGATCACCAGCATACTATAATAGCAACATTCTAGGACGCTATATGCGAAAAGACTATGGTAACTTTAGAGTCAACTCTGAGGAAAATTCATGAATGGTCTATAGACCGTATGCATCAGTTGTCTGAGAATCATCCAGGTTCTGAATTATATGAAAATCTGGAAGATGCACATGCTATTCATCAGGAATTTGCTGAGTGGTTAGATCCTAACAAAAAAAATCACGATGTAATTTCACTAGAATACATAGGAGATGAAGATGAAAGAAACATCTAAGACTTTTAGACTAAAAATTCTAGATAGAATCAAATACCTTACCAATCATGGTAAGCATCTTGAAGCATTTGCTCTTTACAATAAGTATTTTAAAGTATGAACAAAATTATTCTCGCTATGCTAGCAGCAGTTTCTTTAGGAACTCCTGTTTTTGCTGATCCAATCAAAGAAGATGAGTACTTCACTCATCATGCTCAAGGGTGCATGTTACTTCAAGAATGTACCGATCATGTTCAAGAACTTAAAACAGTTACTGACCTCAATAAACACGAGGAACTGGCTGATATTGATTATGGTATTGTTGCTGATGAGTTTAACTCTCTCGTCCGATCACTTAATAAGGTCGGAGCTAAAGTTTTTCTAGCAGATATGCGATACTTCCCAGTTGGTCATCGTGGTGTCTATCATACCGTAAGTAACAACTTCTTTTTGAATGTTGCTCATATGCATCGTCCTGGAGTGATGATGTCAGTAATGCGTCATGAAGGATGGCACGCTGCTCAGGACTGTATGGCAGGAACTATCAATAATAACTTCATTGCTATTATTAGAAATCAAGAAGATGTCCCAAAGATGTATCAGGCAATCGCAAAGAGTGCTTATGCGTCTCAACCACATGCTATTCCTTGGGAGAAAGAAGCATACTGGGCAGGTCACACTGAGGGTATGACTGCTGCAGCACTTGAATCTTGTGCGGCAGGAACGATGTGGACTGATTATGAACCTACGCCAATGACCCGTGAATGGTTAGTTGAAAATGGATTCATTGCTAAATAATATCATTCGCTGCAGATAGCGAACAAAAACCACCCAAGACAAATCCTTTGAATTAATCCCCTCTAAGTCTTATAATGTAGGGGTTTGTTGTTGGAAAACTATTCTTACATATGACACATTTAACGAGAGATGTGTTAATCAAGAAAATCGTTGCCGATGAAATGGTCGGTCTCGGTGGAACTGATTACCTCCAAAACTTAAAAAGTGCATATCACAAATGGGAACATCAAGGCAGTGATGTTCTTTGTCAAAGATACAATCAAATAAACGATACAAATATCTCTGTAGAAATTCTTGACCCCTAAATAAAGCTGCCTTGTACGCAACCAATGCCAGAAGAAGTTAAGAAGGACGAAGTTAAAAAGGAAGAACCGAAAAAGAAGAGTGCTCTTGAAAAACTGAAGGAAAAAGCAGGTGACTCTGAAGAGCATCTTGCAATTCTTTCAACCTTTGTTCGTTTAGGTATTCTGGTTTGGTCTGGTGGAATTTTAACATTGAACTATGTTACTATTCCTGGTTTCCCACAAGGAAAGATTGATCCCACGTTTATAGCTAGCGTTTTTACTGGAGTTTTAGCTACCTTCGGGGTTCAGACTGCTAAGAACAAAAATGGTAACGGTAGTAGTGCCCCTTCTGGTGGTGTGAGCAAATCCGACCTGGAGAAACTAATCAATGCAGCCGCTCAAACTGCACCTGCTCAAACGATTAGGATTGAACAAGCACCACTCCAAATCGGAGGAAATCCACCAGCACCTCAAGGACCAGCAAAATCTGACGACACCTACAAGATGTAATGTTATGAATATGAAGTGGGCGACATTGACAGTGGGAGCATTATTTGGATTTGCTCATATTGGAATTCTTGGACATATTCTTACCAAACCACAATATCCTGTAATTAATTTTCCAGATGGTGATTATTCCTCATTTACGGTTAAATCTGGAAAAGATGGTTATCATATTGAATATAAGGCAAACGATCCTACTGTATTAGAATCAACTAGATCTTTGAATGTTGATAAAGATAAACGTGGTTTATTTGGTCCTACTACTGAAATGCGTCGTGAGTTCCGCAATGATCAATACACGATGGACGGGACTCGTAATATAGGAGGTGCTGTAGACTCTGAGGGAAAGTCCCTTGCAAAAAGCGAAGAGTGTATCAGGGCGGACGCTGGAGCACGGTCACAAGGTGCAATGGCAGGGACCGCAATTAGTGCTGGTGTAGTAGTGCCTGCTGTTGCTAGTATTCCTTATATTGGATGGTTAGCATCTGGTTGGGCATTATTGCTAGGACAGAAGGCAGGAGAAACTATTGGATCTGAAGTTGGTTCTTCATTCAGTGATTGTTAATGAATTTATTTCTTCGTCCTTTAGAAGATCCTAACGGAGTAACGTGGAGTATTATCTGGTCATTGGTAATACTTCTTATTGGCGTTTCTTATTACATATATACAATTATGAAACTGGCTTACCAGGAGTTAGAAGATGCCAAATCAAATTCAGATGAAGGACGCAGAACAGGATCAGGAGATAGTACTTCTGAAACATCGCATTGAAGAGTCTGAACAAAAATCTGAAGAACTTCGTCAAAGAGTTCGTAAACTTGAAAGGTGGGTCTGGGGTGCTGGTGCTGTTATATCAGCAGTAATTACAATTATCGGATTAGCAATGGCGGCAGACGCCAAGGAGATGAATTATGGGAGCAATGACCCCACCAAGCAGGAAGTCGTGTTACAACTTTCGTGTAGTTGAAATCAACAGAGTTGTTGATGGAGATACCATTGATGTTACAATTGATTTAGGATTTGATCTTTTTAAAAAAGAGAGAGTCAGAGTTGCTGGTGTTGATACACCAGAAAAACGTACAAGAGATCTTGAAGAAAAGGAATTAGGTTATGATGCAACAAATTGGATTAAAGAACATCTTGACTCAGCTATTGCTGGAGAAGAAGATCTTGTTATCCGAACTGAGCTTGTGGGTGGAATGGGCAAGTACGGCAGACTCCTTGGATGGTTGTACATTGGAGACCAAGAAAC